GGGTGTGGGTCCTTGGGGTGGCACCATAGCTGGTGCGGTAACGTCAACAATAAATGAAGGTGCAGAGTTTGCAAACAATGACACTACACTAACTTTAACTAGTGGTGCTGCTTTTGCAACTTCTGGTACAATACAAATAGGTAGTGAGCTAATAACATACACTGGTAAGTCTACTAATAATTTAACAGGATTAACTAGAGGCACGAATGGCACTACTGCTGCAGCTCACGCAGATGGTGCAACAGTTACAGACGCATCAAACTTTAGTGGTTGGGGTGTTGCAGTTCCTGCAAATCAAACAACACTAGAACCTGGGCTTTGGTCACTTACAAATTTTGGTGAAGTGTTAGTAGCAACAATTGCAAACGGTGAAACATTTACTTGGAACGCAGGAGCGACTACACCAACTACAGTTAGAGCGTCAAAGTCTACAACTAATTTTTTGACAAGTAATAATCCAACAGCGTCTAGATTATCTATAATGTCTCCTACAACAAGACACCTAATACATTTAGGCACAGAAACAACTATAGGCACTGCATCTACACAGGATGATATGTTTATACGTTTTTCAGCATCAGAAGATATAAATACCTATGTAGCAACTTCTACAAATACAGCAGGCACACTTAGGTTACAAGATGGCACAAAGATAGTAGGTGCATTACAAAGAAAAGAAGACATATTAGTTTGGACTGACAATGCACTGTATACAGTTAGAAACGTGGGCCAACCGTTTGTGTTCGGTGTAGAACAAGTTGGTACAAACTGCGGTTTGATTGGTAAGAACGCAGCTGTGGTGGTTGACGGTGTTGCATATTGGATGACAGCAAAAGGTTTTTTATACTATGATGGAACAGTAAAAACTTTGCCTTGCGCTGTAGAGGATGAGGTGTTTGATAATTTAGACACTACAAAGGGACAACAAGTTGCAGCAGGTCTTAATAGTTTATTTACAGAAATAACTTGGTGGTATCCAGCAAACACAGATTTTAATAGTAAGGCTGTATCTTACAACTATGCAGAGTCTGCAGAAGTGCCGGGTGGAGTATGGACAATGCATACAGAAGCAAGAACATCATGGATGGATAGTAAAGTATACGAAAAACCATACGCAACAAAATTTGATACAACTGGTACGGGTAGCTTTCCAACAATACTTGGTGAAAGCGGACTTGGACAAACTAAATATTTTCAACACGAAGTGGGCACAGATCAAACAAACGAAGATGGTTCTGTTACTACCGTTACATCTAATTTACAATCATACGACTTTGATTTACAAGGTCAAGAAGGCACAGCAAGTAGTTTTGTTTCTGTTAGTAGGTTTTTACCTGACTTCAAAACATTAGCAGGAAACGCAACAGTTACATTGGCTGTGAAAGACTTTCCGTCTTCTACAGAAGCATCATCTACACATAGTCCTTTTACAGTAACATCAAGCACAACTAAAATAGATACAAGAGCAAGAGGTCGTTTTGTAAATGTAAAAATAGCAAACACCGCAGTAAACGAGTCTTGGAGATATGGTACTTTGGCAATAGATGTAAAACCAGACGGAGGTAGATAATGACAAAGATAATAGTAGACATACCAGAACCAAAAGATAAATATGACACAAGCACACAAAGACAAATAAACAGTAGTATTGCAAACATAATACAACAATTAAACACTACGTATCAACAAAGCGTGAAAGACGATCAACAACAACAAACATGGTTTTTAGGATAGATGGCAAATAGATATAAAAATTCAAAAGTAGATTTAACCACCACAGATTTAACCACTCTGTATACTGTGCCCGCAGAGACGGTATCTTTGGTCAAGTCGTTCTTGGTGTCTAACGATGACGCGAGCAACGCGTGTGAGATTACAGTGACATTGGTCAATTCTAGTGGTACAATATTCAGCTTGTTTAAACAAAAAGACATAGCTGCTAAAACAACAACTGAACTCTTGACACAACCCTTGGTTTGTGACGAAAGTGAGGTTATAAAGGTACAGGCAGAAAATGCTAACGACCTACATGTCGTTCTGTCGTATTTGGAAATAACAAGAGACTAGGAGGAAATATGTCATTTGAAGAACCAGGATCAGTAGCATGGCTATACGAAGGCGATAAGAAAGTAGCTAAAATAAAAGTGGATACCACAGTAGTATTGAAAAATTTAAAAACAAATAAAGAGTATGACTCTGATGCAGAAGGTGACGCTGACGTAGATAATCCAGATACAGACACAAAAAGAGAAGATATATCAAGAAGTGTCTATATAAAGGTAGCTAAAATGCCTGATATAGGTTCAGAATCGTAGTTGCAATTTATGATAAAAGACAGTAAATTAAACAAAAAGCCTTATTTCAAGCGTAGGCAACTTGCATCATTACAGCAATAATAAGGAGCATAAGGAATGGGATTTCACAAAAAATTTGTACGAAGATTTATACCAAAAGAAATATATAACCCTATAAGCAGTGTTACTGAAAGCGTTGAAAAGGCTGCTGATAAATTTGTAAACCCTATTGTTGATTTTGTTGATGAAGACATATTAGACCCTTCTGGTGAATTTTTAGAAGAACAGATACTAGATCCAGCTGGTGAGTTTTTAGGTGAAGAAGTTGCACGACCAGTTAGAGCATTTGCATCTAAAGCTACTCCAAATGAATTACAATTTTTAGCAGGAAAATTGGGTGGAATAGGTGGTGGTAAAGCTGGAGCTATGTTGGCAGCATTGGCTACAGGTAATCCATTTTTAATAGCCGCGGCTGCAGCCGCTGGTGCTGCTGCAGGTGATGTAGCTGCTGATTATTTAACAACAGATGAAAACGAAGAGTTTGAAGTTGACAAATTGTCAGCTGCCTTTTCTGCAATAACAGGTGGACTAGCTGGCGCTGATTATGCAAATCCTGAAGCTTTTAAAGAAATAGGCACTACAGGTATTCGTGGTGGCGATGCAATTACACAAGGTCAGTATGACTCAATAATGGTAGCTGGTGATGCAGGACAAAACGCAATAGACTTAGGTAGAGGAACTGCTGATTCTTTACAAGCTGTTCAAAATGCAAAAGATATAGAAGCTGCTTTTGGAGCAGCTCAACTTGGAGAATCATTAACACTTGGAGAGTCTGTAGCTGGTATAGGTAGAGATATTGTAGGCGGAGCACAAGCTTATGTTGATCCTTTTGGAAGTGGACAAGGCACTATATCAGATGTGCTGGGATCAGGTGGTAATATAGCTCAAGTAGCTGCAGCGGGTGCTAAAGCTTTAGTTCCAGGAACTGCTGAATATCTTACTAATCTTGGTGTAGAAGCTGTTGAAGCAGCTAAAGCAGCTGAACAAGCGTTTGAGGATTACAAAACAAGGTTAGGTATAAGTAGAGAACAAACTTTATCTGATGCTAGAAGATTAAGACGTCAGTATTATATACAATCATTTAAAAACTTTGGTTATTCAGATGAGGAGATAGCAGATGTATTATTTAGGTCTGGTTTAATTGATACTGTTGAAGATTACGATCCAACAGATTTACCGCAAGATAGACAATTTGGCGAGGATGTTACTAATGATACACTATACGCAGCAAGAGGTGGTCGTGTTGGGTTTGATGAAGGTGGATTGGGTGGATATGAACCGACATATACAGTAGGACAGTATGTAGAAGAACAAAAGATAAGAGAAGAAATGATGGACAAAATGAAAAGAGGTTTGGGCGCCAAGGAAATGAACATGAAACTAAATGATCCTGGTTTGTTTGGTAGAATAAGAAATGTTTTAAATCCAATGGATAATGAAATGGGTTTTTATACAAACGAAGAAACAAGTTTTCCTGACACAAAAAGAAGATATCAAAACATGATTAGAAACATGGATCAAGACAGAGCCGCAGCCGATTATGAAATGAGAGATAAGATGACTCTTGTTGAGGATTACATGAACAGATTAAATACAATGGAAATGGGCATGGCCACAGGTGGTATACCGAGAGTTAGAAATTCTATGGGCACAAGAACCACATCTGAAGGTGATCCTATATCTCCAGACATGCCAGACGGTATGCAAATGGATTTACGTGGTGGTGGTTTTATACCTCTTGGTACAAAACCAAAAGCTGATGATATTCCAGCAATGGTAGGAAAGAATGAGTTTGTATTAAATGATGAAGCTGTATCCGGTATTGGTAAGATGCTAACCGGTAGACCTGATCCAAGAGCCGGGGCTCGCGCATTGTATAAACTACAAAATGAAATGGAAGCAATAGTATAATGATAAGAAAAAAGTTTCAAGGTGGTGGTGCAAACCCAGAAAATTATTTTACATATGATCCAGATGCTTTGGGTGGTGTACAAACTCAAGTAGAAAGATTTGCACCTTTTGTTGAATCTTCAGGTAGAGCTTTTCTTCCTACTCTAGAAAAAACAGCAGCTAGAGCGCTTTCAACTCAAGATCTTAATGATTTATTTCGCGGAGTAGTACCTCAAACAGGGTTTCAACAAGATGTTATACAGCAGCAACTTACACAAGCGGGACTTGGTCAAGCTACATTTGGTGGTGACAGAGGCACTCTTACTAATGTAGGAGCAGGCACAGGCATTTCTGCTTTTGAACCTTTTATAGATGAGGCACAAAGATTATCTGGAGCAGTTGGTCCTCAAGGTCAAGTTACTGCAGCTGGACTACAAGCGGCGAGAGAACCTTTTATGTCACCTTTTCAACAACAAGTTATTGATGCAACAAGAGCTTCGTTTGAAAATAGAAGAGCACAAGACAGACTTAATATAGGTACAGCTGCTGCACAAGCAAATGCATTTGGCGGTGCACGTCAAGGTGTGCAAGAAGGTGTATACGATGCGCAAACAGCTTTAGGTATTGCAGAGCTAGAAGCAGGAATAAGACAACAAAATTTTCAACAAGCAGATGCTGCAAGACAAGCAGAAATGGCTAATCAACAAGCATTAGCTTCATCTGTGCCGGGTTTACAAACAACACAGTTACAAGGTTTACAAAACATAGGTTTAGGTCAACAAGCATTAGAACAGCAACAAAGTCAGATTTTAGAAACACAAGCTAGAGAAAGAATTTTTGATCCACAACAGAGAGCAGGATTTTTCTCTCAAATATATTCTCCACTAGTTGGAAGCTTTGGTCCACAATCTAGATACACAGTTGATTCAGCGCCTCCACCTAATCCGTTACAAACAATTACAGGTATAGGTGGGTTAGGAGTTGGACTGCTTGGTGGTTTAGGTAATTTATTAGGTGGCGGATAATGAGTAGAATACTAAAACGACCAATGTTTAAAATGGGTGGCAACACTAATAGCGGTATCATGTCTGATTTTGAAAGACAAAATTTTGATGAAGGCACA